TCCTGATATATCTTTTAATCCAGCTACTGCAACTTGTAATGATTCACCAGTAAGAGCAGATATATTTGCAAATCCAATTACAAATGCATTTTCTATAGTCCCATCTGCAGCACTAGCTTTACCTACTTTCCCGTCTGATGTTCTCATATATAAAGCATCACCTTCAGTAACATTCTCAAATGCAACAGCATTGAACGTAACTTGAGCAGGAGCAAATGTTGGAAAGCCTTCTTTTAAATCAATTACTGCATCTACTAATCCTCTGTAATTTGGCTCATATGGTTCACGAGCTAAGTTTACATTATTAGCTATCATCAAATCTCTTAGTGCAGCAATAGCTCCTTGTATATTTGGTTCGTACCCTGTTGCCATGTTAATTACATATAATTATCTATTTTAAACTGTGCCTACCATTATAATTAAATTATGGAACCTCAAGTGATTGCAGCTATTATTTCAGGAAGTATTGGAGCCTTTGCTGGTATATCAAGGGCTTTAGGTAATTTTAATAAAAAATTAGATAGAAGATTTGAAAATATTGAAAAAAACGTAGAAAAATTAAAATATGAAGTTTTACATGATTATGTATTAAAAGAAGATTTTTTAAGAGAAATGCAAGCAGTTCATAGTAAATTAGATAGAATTTTAGATCATCTACTTAATAAATAATTAAACAGCTTGCCAATTATTAATAGAAGACAAATATATTTTTAAAGCTCCACCACTATTTGTATCCCAAACTAATTGACCATTTACAGGATTAGCAGGTAATCCAGCAGAAACAGATGCAACTGCCTTTACGATTTGAAATGCAGATCCATCATGAATTTTTAATATATGCGTACTGGCTGTATCTAGCCAAGTTTCTCCTTTACTAGATGAGGTAAATCCAGCAGGTAAATTGTTAGGTGCAGTAGATCCAACATGAACTGGTCCTACTTTAATTAAACCTGTGCTTGGAGATGCAGTATTATCTGCAAAAAATAAACCTGGACTTACACTATTATTGTTAACTGCTAATTCACCAGCTCCTAATCTTATTGGAAAAGGTCTGTCATGTGCTGTGCTCGATCTACGAGATTGAATTTGTACTGCCATAATTAGACATTTATATATAGTCCTGCATCTACTACTGTATCTTGAGCAGTCTCTGGATTATATGTTCCAGCATCCATGTTGCTTGTATTAACTGAAGCATCTAATAACTCTCCGTTTATATAATCTCCAGCTTGTAATAATCCTGCTTCAAAAACATTAGTAAATTCCGATAATGGTTTATTTACAATTCCAAATTTTATATCATCTAAAACTGTTGGAGATTTATTAAATAATTTATTGACCATTGCGATCATTCTATTTGTAGTATTAAAAGCTTTTCCTGACCTATTCAAACCACCTGTTTCATCTCTTTTTAAACTATCAGTCAAAGTCATTGCAATGACAGAAGGATCAAAATTAGCTACATCTTGAGGTAAATTAAAATCACCAATAATATTTTTATTACCTTCCCATTTTGTTGAGCGATTATATAAAGCAAATACTTCAACAGCTTCTTGCATCTTTCTTTTTTCTTTTGCCCATCTTTTTTCCCAACTTTCTAACCCTTTTCCAATTGGTTTATCACTAGGTTCTAATAACCACGCTCCAACATATTCGTGTTTCTTTAAATTTTCAACAGTCACATAACCACCTGTAGTTTGTGTGAAAGGATAAACAACAGTAAAACTATTTGGATTAGGAACATCAGTAATTGTATATTCACCTGATATTGCA